GCGTACAATTGAAAGTCCCGGAGTCGAAATCAAAGAAATCGATTTAAGTTTTAACACAGAATTACCTAATGGTACAACCTCATTGGTTCTTGGTTATGCAAAACAAGGCCCAACTGATGAGTTGCTTAACATTACGAGTTCCGATGAGCTTGAGCAAGTTTATGGTTTACCAGAAAACTCCGCTGAGCGTTATATGTATCAAACCGCCAAGCAGGTTTTGAATGCCAACGGTAATCTATTGATCACTCGTTTACCATACGGTTCCGGTGATGGTGAAGGCTACACAACAAAATATAGTGCGTTGGTGTATCCATATATTCCAGTTGACACGGTCGCTCCTTGTGACACATATGAACTTTACTTGTCTGCCCAGGCGCCGGCAATTATTGGTGTGGCGTCTGTTGGTGCTGGTTACAATGTCACAACCTCTGCCTTCTCTGTTGCGGAAGCCGCAAACGCAGTTTGTGTTTCAAATGTAGCTGCACAACCATTTGGTTTCAATGCTACATTTAATGATACGACAATATATACATACAATACAGCAACATCCGCATATGATCCATCTGTTGTGAATGTAGATGCAACATTAACATTCAACACTTCAGGTTCAATTGTAAATGGTTCAACACATACGGTTCTTTCCGCATATCCAATGTTGAGCGCAGGTAGCTGGACAGGATTCTTCACACAAGCATCTTTAGCATCATCTCAGGTGTATGCTGGTGAAACTGCTCCTGTGGAAGTATATACTGCAACGATCAGTGCGAATTCGTCCTCGTTTGCGTTTGCGTCGGGAACAATCAGTACATCAGTCGCATCTGATGCATTAACCGGTAATATCGGAGCAACATCAAACGGTGCTTCACATTACTTCTTGGGTCAGCCTGTTCATATGTCAATCGACGAAGATACATACTTCAGCTGGTTGCAGGGTGGTATCAATTGGAAGTCTACCGTAACTAAAGATGTATCCGGTTTAATGGATTCTACAGACGCTCTCACCATGTTAGCCAATGTTGGTTATGGTGCGTTGATCGTTGTGAATGAAGCTAAGACAACTATTACAGATCAGTTCGAAGGTTATTACATCGCGATTGCTGACAATAGCAAGATGGACAAGGGATCAAATTTCGACTCTATCGAGAATTTGAAATCATTCAATCAGTTTTCTAATGAAAATGAATGGATGACATTGAATCAGAGTTCTCTTGCGTTTACATTAACCGGTTCGTTCTCTGAACATTCTGGTAGTGTATCTGAAATTATTGAGAGTGTTCCTAACTTCGATTTCAGCAATATTGGCAAGGGTGGATTTGGTGACAGCGTAGTGCTTACGATGTTCAAAGTACGTCCTACGATCTACAATCAAAACACTCGTGTGTTAGATAAGGTGTTGTATGAATCTTATATTGGTTCATTCGATTCAACACGTCAGCTTCAGAATCAGAATGGTGGTGCTCCATCTAACTTCTTCATTGAAGATGTGATTAATAAGAATTCGTCGACCATGAAAGTGTTCGTGAATCCTTATATCTCCAAGTTCAGTGGAACGTGGTTGGATTCTCAGAACCAAGAGCCTACTAAGTTCGTTCGTATGGTTTGTGGTGAACGTGATATGATCGGAACAGAACGTACTGATGTGATCGGTGTCGTTCCTGCAGAACCACACGCAACAGCAAAGATCATTTTCGACAGCATCAATGCATCGAAAAACGACTTCTGTAAGTTATCAGATAGTATGTATGGTGTCGGCGAACCAGTTCCATGTAATTCGTTACTTGCTAAGTCTATTGGTAATTTGCCTCGCAAGCTTGAAAAGGCTTTGAGATTGGCAGAGAACTATGAGTTGTTACGTATTGACTTGGTGCCTGAAGCTGGTTTGGGAACCATTTGGACTGGTATGAACCTTGATATGTCCAACTGGCCTGCGAATGCAACAAATCGCACAAATTTCACACGCACAAAAGAAATATTCGATGAGAATGTTTATATAAATGGTATTTTAAATCCTCATACCTTCGACGCAGATAGCGCTGGTTTGTTAGATCAGGATACTGGTAGTGCCTCAGAGGCAAACGATTTATATGAATCGATTTCGGGTATATTCAATCAGTTCTGCCAATACACTCGTAAGGATTGCTTACATATTGCAGATCCTCTTCGTTACATATTCGTTCAGGGTGTTGGTGATGTGAAGGTTATGGACAACAAGAAACTTAACTTCTCACAACACATATTCTGGCCTTTGAAGAATTTGTTTGGTGGATTGAACTCGAGCTTCGCTTGCACATATGCAAACTGGTTCAAGGTCAACGACACAATTAGTGACCGTTTTGTATGGGCGCCTTCTTCTGGTTACGCAGCTAACTTGATGATCAAGACCGATACTAACTTCTTCCCATGGTATGCACCTGCGGGTTTGACTCGTGGTGTGATGACGGGTATTTTGGACATCGGTACTAATCCTTCACAAAAACAACGCGATCTGTTGTACAAGAACGGTATCAATCCTACAGTGTACTGGCCTGGTGATGGTTATGTTGTTTGGGGACAAAAGACCTTGCAACGTAAGCCTTCGGCATTCGATCGTATCAATGTACGTAGATTGTTCTTATGGGCCGAGAAGGCTGTCTTGCAAGTTGCGAGATACTTCGTGTTCGAACAGAACACCCCGTTCACGCGTAATAGATTAAGAGCGGCTATTGAGCCTATTCTTGGTTACGCAAGAAGCAATGAAGGTATTTATGATTATATGATCGTATGTGACGACCGCAATAACCCACCTGAGGTTATTGACCGTAATGAGTTGATTGTGGACATCTACATCAAGCCCGTTCGCGTCGCAGAGTACATCTTGATCAACTTCATCGCAACACGCACAGGACAGAAATTCGAGGAGTTAATCTAAGCGATTAGATAAATATTTAAAAGTTAAAAGGAGAATATTATGCCATCATTAGGACCGAACAACACAGGTATGGGTATTGGAGCGTTTTACAACCAAGCCCTTACTAAGGATTTTTCACGCGATTTCCAAATGCGCGTTGTAGATATTGGACCAGGAAATATTCTTGGTAAGGAAGACAACGTCTACATTACAACAACAGTTCTTCCTGGTTATGCAATTGCTAACCAGGCGGTTCCGTTTATGGGATTGCAATTTAACGTTCCTGGTGGTGGTAGCTTCCCTGGCAGTGATGCTTGGGCAGTTACGTTCCGCTGCGACGCTCAGTTGAATATCCGCGAAAAGCTTATAGGCTGGCAGAAGTCTGTATTCAATGCCTTTCCAAACGACGCGTCTAATAGCGTAGGTGCGTATGGACCAAAAGGTACCGATACAGTTGCCAAGTTAGTGATATTGAATCGTGATGGTGCGACCGCTCGCGGTGTGCAGCTGATCGGTGTGTATCCAGTAACCGTTGGTGACATAAATTATGATGCCACGGCGAACGGTAATGTGGTGACTATGCCAGTGACCTTGGCATATCAATATTGGGTGTCTGACGACGCTATCGCTGTCCAGTAACAACACATAAATAAAAAAGGCCTCCATGTAATGTGGAGGCCTTTTTTTGTGCTTTGAAATAAGTTCGATTATGGTTTCACCGGAACTAGTGTGTGAGCGGATGGTGCTGCTGGTACGGAAGCTGCTAATGTACTTGCAACAGCGTTGGCACTTACTTTGGAGGTTCCTGTGACGTTTCCTACGGTCAATCCAACATTTTGAACACCAGATGTGTATCCTTGGCCGGTGGCCACTATCTTACCAAACGGATTTGCATAGTTAGTTGCGAAATTTTGATTTGCTTGTGATACTCTATTGGCAGCATCTTCCATTCCGAATGCCTTTAACCCCTGTGCAACAGATGATGATACATCACTTACCTTGCCCTTGACAACATTTACCGTGCTTTGCACTTTGCCCAACGTATCACTAATTTTATGCAATGCTCCCATTACAGTAAACCCACCAGGCGCAGTTACAACAACTTCAGGACCCATATCAGGTCGCAACATGCCAACCAAATTTCCCTCTTCGTCGTATATAAGAGGATTATCAACAGACACACTATTGTCGCCACGTTCAGCCTTTTTGCCTTGCGTGATATCCGCGGGTTTTGGACTTGTAGTAGCAGGATCACCCAAATCGGATTTTATGGTACCAACGGTATTTCCCATCTCATCATTTATAGCCGGTTTATTGGTTGTTACACTCTTATCACTGCGCTGCGCTCTTTTACCGGGAGCCCAAAAAGCACTGTTTTGGAAGTCCACTATACCCTTATCAGTAATGTCGGGGTATATTCGTAGCTCATAACGATCGAACGCAAATTGAACCTGGCGTTCAATGAGTTTATCACCAGTATAATTATACTCCTCAGCATCTATACTAACAGGTACCGCATTTTTGAATAACATCGATTTACGAACCTTGAAAGGTTTATCCAATTCCCATTTCTCGAGCGCAAATAATTCTATATCACATCTCAAATTTTCATCCTTAATACTACGATAACCAGCTAAAACAGACCATGGGCGTAAAAGTCCATCTGCGAAAGATATATTACTTTCGAGAAATGTAATATTTGCGGTGGTCAAATCATTTCGGCTATCTGTCATTAATCCTTTAATTGCACCATTTTGCATCGAACCGACGCGTGATGCATTCAGTCCATCACCAACAAAAGATATACCACGAGTCCATAGATAAACATCACTCGCCCTTCCAGGATCTACACCATCCCAATTTTCGGGTCTGAACAATACATCGCTAACATTTGTACCAACACCCCATGCACCCTGTTCATAATCCCCCAATTTGGTTGAGATGTCTTTAGCAATTATTTTTAACTTGTCCAATTTAATACCACACAACCATAATTGAGATAACGCTAGTGAATCTGAATTTTTAGTAAGCGCATTCCAAAACGATCCATGTATCGAGCTGGCGCCTTTTTGTATGCGTCCCTGTGCGCCTTGGATATCTTTTTTTCCACCTTGTATATTGATTGGCATGTTGTAATTCCTATTATGTGTGTAAATATTTATGCAAACATTAAGGAGAATCTCTATGACAGAAAATGATAACACACAGGAAACTGTGACACCAGCGCCCGCAATTAATCCCATTACATCTATCGATCAGATAAATAAGATTATCAAAAGAAAGGATGTTGCATATGCATCACATTATGCAATTCCTTCTCTTAAAAAAGAGATTCCGTTTAATGAAATTAATACATCACAGCAAAAGCGTTTAGTAAAATCTGTTATCGATTCGCCAGTATATAACACTGAATTCATATATACATTCAGAGAGATATTAAAAGAAAATTGTCAAGACCCGACGATCAATATTGATAATTTGACAATTATTGATAAATTGGTTTTGGCCTTGGCTCTCCGTATAAAGAGTATAGGTGAAAATATTGATATTGAAGTCCAAACCAAAGACGGTTCAAAGGTTAATGTTGCATTGGAAGCATCCAAGATACTTCAAATTGCATTGACCACAATTGAAGATATGCCTCCTGTGATAATTGAAGATTCCTATTATAAAATAGAATGTTCAATGCCCACAATAGGTATGGAATATGGTCTTGAAAGGGAATTACGTAATCGTGTAACCAATATCGAAATTGAAGATGTACAAGAATTGCGCAAAACTGTAGGAGATGCCTTTGTTGGTGAGATTGTAAAGTACATTAGCAAGGTATCCATAAAAGATGAAGATAATCTAGTACCCGTTGCATGGCAACAGTTTAAGTTCGTTGACCGCATCAAAGTAATTGAAACATTTAAGACTGGAATACTCAAAGCCATATTATCATATATCAATACAATTCGCCAAGAAATTGATAAGGTTGAATTGGTTAAGTTTGAGTTTGGTGGTGAAATCTATGAACGGAGGCTGTCAATCGACGGCAATTTTTTTACGATTTCCTAAAACTTTTGTTCACTGAAAATCTGCATAATGTATTGCAGGAAATATTCAGACTCACATATCATGCTGCGTTTTCCCCTGAGTACGTTGAACAACTTACTCCACTAGAACGCAAATTATATTGGGCATATTGGGAGCAAGCACAACAAGAAAGTTCAAAACAACAAGGCCAATATACTGCTCTGGATGATAATATTCCGCAGGGAAGTAATATGCAAGGACTTCGATAGTCCATAAATATTTAAAACATATGGACAAATCAGAATTAATTTCAGGCGAATCGACAGATCTTAATAAGCAAGATATCTTGCAATTATTGAATACTGGGATCAAGGAGAATCAAACATTTGCAAAATGGTTTGCGGATACCGTTCTAGTTGATGTCCAACGCAAACTTAAAGATCTTAAAATCCAATCCACGGCCATTAAAATAGACGGCAAGGGAATTAGCGAGAATATCAATCAACAAATAAGAGACAGTCTCGAAAAGGATGTTGATAATATTATCAAACAGGCTAAAGCGGATATCAAGAAAGATGCAAAAGTATCTAAAAAAATAGATACGCCGTCTGCTAAAATTAACTCCAAGCCGATTATCAAAGACAAGCCAGAGAAGGCGATAATAACACCAAAAGCAACAATTCAAAATAAAACGGATGTTAAGCCACCGATTAGTGCCATCAAACCATCCAAGATCATTGCCAAGGAAAATAAAATAACACCTAAGCAAACAATACCCACGGCCAAAATCGCACCAAAAACAACTATCAAAGACAAGCCCGAGAAGGCCAAAATCACACCAAAGATAGACGCTAAAGATAAAATAGAGAAGGCGCAAATAACACCAAAAGCAACCATTCAAGATAATAGTATCGCGTCTATTGTTGGCGCCACACCTAAAATGTCATTGATGAATCAATGGAGATATCAAGGAGTAGTCAAAAAATTATTAAGTAAAATTGAAAACGGAATTCCTGATAAATTTAATTTTAAAGATGTTTCCATGGGTGAAATATTTCGTCCGCCTGGTAATAAAGCCTCTGATACTATAACATATTTGAGATCGTTTAATAAATGGAATGCAATGCAATCTGAACTATTAGGCACAGTTACCGAAAGCATACCCAAAAAATTTGCATTCAATAAAATATCATTAAGTGATATTTTTACTCCACCAAATGTTCCTGGTCTTACTGCTATGGGCGATGTGAAGCGTTATTTTGCATGGGCTGGAATCCAGAACAAATTATTAGAAAATTTAAAGGGAGCAGTATCCAATACAAAATTCAAATTCAATAAAGAAATAACGTTTGATCAGATTTTTGGATCAAATGAAAAATCATCTCTATTGTCCGCTCTAAAATGGAACAAATTACAGAATGTATTAATTGATAAAATTAAGAATCAAGCAATATCCCCAATAGATACGTTAAACAAAATAGAACCATTAAAGGCATCACGCAAAAAGAAAACCAAGGATGAATCTGAGGAGCCGGCAAAACCACCATTAAAGGCGAAAATGAAAGAAGCCGCAGGGTTTAAGAGTCTCGAAGAAAAGGGCCAAGAAATTATGGTTGGCGGATTTACAGACAGAGCAATAAAGGACTTGAAAAAATTATTCGATCGTGGTGGCAAAGAAGAGGGTAAAGATAAAAAAGAACCCACGAGTGTAAAAGATATGATGTCAAAATTAAAGAGCATGGGTTCTATGTTTAGTAAGATGGGGCCGATGTTGAAGAACTTTGGAGCAGGGGCAGCGAAACAAATAGGGTTAAAGCCACTTTCCGCTGGCGGCGGTGCTGTTGCCACTGGTGTTGCATCAGCCGGCACAAATTTATTACTTGCTAAATATACAGTTGATTTGGGTCGAATGGTCACATCTAAGAAAGTTAGAGATGAAAAAGAAGGATCTGTAGGAAAGGCTCTAGATGATCCAAAGAAAGGATTTTTTGGTAAGGCGCTATCTGGTGTCGCCAATTTGCCGGCTGTTATTACTGGATATTTTTCAGAAAAAGAAAAGCAACAAAAATTAAAGAAAGAAGGCGGCGCAGATGCGGCGCAGAATAAAAAGACAATGGAAGCAATGGTCAAGAAGACCATTGGTAATGAAAAATTTGACGAAATTAGATCAAAGGCATTTAAAGATCCTAAACTTAAAAAGGCACAAGAATCTGGCGATATGACCAAATACAATGATATGTATCAAAAGTATATTGCAACAGAAGCGCGAAAAATGCAAAACAAAAAGGAACCATCAACCAAAACAGAAACGCCACCAATAGCAGCAAAACCTATTGAGACACCACCTGTTAAAAAAGAAGTAAATGATCCTATGAAGAGTAAAGCATATCTAGATGCAAAGGCGCGTCTAGATACACTCCATAGTGATGAAGCAGCTCGTAAAAAACAACAAGCACAGGATAGATGGAATAAAGAAAATGGTATAAGTGTTACTAATACATTCAGCGGTGTCAAACCAGTACAATTGCCTTTGAAAAAGATAGATTCAAAAAGTGATATTGCAGATATTAAAAGCGCTATAGTGTCCAAAGATAACAAAATGATTGATAAATTGGTTACGGTAATGAAAGATAATAAACCAGATGAGAAGGTTGCACAAAAAGCCGAGCAACAAATGAATCAAATGCGAATGGACATTAATAAATTGATAGTGAAGATGGGTGGTGTAATGGATGCGCTTATTTCAAGTTCCAAAGAGTCTAAGAAACAAAGCGGACCCGTCACCACCATGGGTGGGTTGGCTGGTATATCTGAGGATGCTGGTGATATGCGTGATCCTGCATACATACTAAGATCGCGCGCATGGGATAGAATACGAAAAGGATATGTGGTGATATAATGGGTGCTTTTACATTTGATTTTACTGCTAATGATATATGTTGGACCACTACTCCATATACTGCCAAGGCATTGAACGAATTGCCTTGCGTTGAAATGTTTGGTTATGAACAAACATGGAGTGCTGTTATAGAAAATATCAATGCATGGATGGAGAGATTCAAGGAAGCTGGTGCTGGTGGTAATCCATATAAGGGATTATATGTGGGCACACCAAAAACAAAATATAAACTACCATATTTCAATGAGTATCATCACGCAATCACACAAGGATGGGGCGCGGGACAAGGTCCTGTTGGCGATGCAACAAAAAAAATAACAGATTTTGCTGAAACATTATCAAAAGTAATTTTACCTGCGGCTGGTATATTAGTACCCCAATCATATGAAGGCGGATCACCGGGTACATATTCATTCAGTTTTAATTTAATCAATACTAACGCGGGTGTTGGTAATCAGATGGAAGACAATGTTGTTAATAATCGATTATTCTTGGAACAATTTATTACGGATAATTTACATGGTATGAATGGCTGTTTATCTGTAACACCACCGTTGATTTATGAAATATACATACCGGGCGTTCGTTGGAGTCCTGCTGCTGTTGTATCTGGTGTTACTGTGAATAATAAAGGCATGATGAATAAGGGGATTTTTCCTGATCTGAGTCCTAATTACATATATCCAGACGCTTGGGAAGTTACTGTGGCTATCACTGAATTAATCAACGAAAGCAAATCAATATATAAAGATGCTGTTAGTGAGGCGGGTGGTATCGGTGGCATGATCAAAACAAGGGTATTCGAATAATGAGCAAACAAAATGAAATAACGGATGTCACATACACATTATCACCTCAACAGTATGAGAATATTTTTAACGTGTATGAAGATTCTGATGTTGGATATTTTTATAATTTGCTGAGAACTATAAATTTCCCATCAGATGCAAATCCAGATACATATAATATATATGTAATACAACCAGCGGATACATGGCCCCTAATATCATGGAAAACATATAATAGTATATTTTTATGGTGGTCCATTTGCGCTCTTAATAATATACAAAATCCATTAGAAATGCCTCAACCGGGTATAGAGATAAAGGTATTAAAACCCATGTATCTCCAAAATGTTCTCAATAACATAAGATTGGAATAAAATGACATCGAAAATTACAGTACCTTCATCATCCAATACAACCGGTATAAGTATAAAAACTGAAACCAGTCAAATTAATGCAGCACGCGCAACACCC